TGCGAGGGATCCGACTGGCTCTTTCCATGAGTCAGATCCCAGAAATCCGAAGCAGAATTTGTGGACGAACCTACCTTTGTCGTAACGGTAGGTCTGAGAATTTAAGTCTCCGTAGGTTTTTGATCTCATGGTCTTCTTTCGGTTTATCACGAAGCCGACTTCTGAGGTGCAGAAGAGCCACGCATGGTAAAGACCAGAACAACCAGGGAAGAGGATGTCATCGCCGTTGATAAGAGAGGGATGGTGGCGGGAATATCCAGCGAGTGCTTTCGCGCGGTCAAAGCATACTTTGTTCAGTAAGCAAAGGACCACGAAAGACCCGAGATTCCCCATCATACTACCTCTAACGACGGGCTCTATTGACAATTTGAGCACCTTGTCAACACCCTCCTCCTTCAACTCCTCAACCACACAGTCCCGGAAGCTGCTAACAAAAAGCTTCCCCAAATGAGAAGGCAACGACTCGGAGAGAACTTCAACCACCGCCAGTACGGCATCTAAATTTAGGTTGTTAGTAGACTCCTCGTAATCGCCAGAGATGTAATCGTGGCCTTTGCCCAAGGCGGTTCGGAGAGACTCAAAATGCGACGCGTTCACATCGCCGCGAACGAGCCAGGGTTTCTTTGAGATGTGATCGTACGCTTGCTCGTGCACAGGACGAAGCTGACGCTTCATACTGGCACTTTGCATTGTCACGACCCTCAACTTACCCTTACTCTTCGCGGCGCCGACGCGGCATGCCGGCGAGTCCACCCTTTCCTCAGAGAACCACAACTGTCCAAATTTATCGAGTCTAGGATCCATATCGAGGATCGACCCACTAGGCGCAACAGATAAGGTTCCCCCGCCCTCACGTTTCATCTCGAGACAGCCCTGTTGATCAGGCACGTACACTCTTCCCTTTGTTCCCTTCCACCATCCCTTTCCCATAATTCTCCTGGTCCTGCGTCTGATGTCGGCCAACACTTCGGGCTCAGTTTGTTGAGCAGTGAATAGTGCCTTATCTCCCCAGGACCGGATTGCCTTCTCGGCCGCTACCTTGTCGCATCTTTTGCAAGGCTCATCAAAAAGGGTTTTGGTGCCTTTAATGGCATTAAGAAACCTAAAGCGGTCCTCTCCTTTTCG